GGGTTGTCTTAATCAACAAAAATGAAATTCTTATAAATAGATAGAGAAAAATTAATTCCAAGGAGATTAAAATGGCAATTGATATTGAAGAACTCATCAAGAAAGGTCCTCCAACTAAAGCAGAAATTGAAGCGATTCAAGAGAAGTGGGGTTATGGTGGTATTTTAGATGAGAATGATCTTGCTCGATACAATGAATATTTCAGAGAACGTTCTACTGCAGATCGTGTTTCTAACGTATTGAGAATTGCTTTCCCAAACTGTCAGTGGTCAATGGAAGGTGAAAACTACGAAACTCTTGAGTGGGATGAGGATAACGTTCTTCCGAAACCAACACAAGCAGAACTCCGTAGACTTGCTCCTATGGTTCAGGATATTCTTGATCAGGGTGAGTACATTGCTCGCCGCAGACAGGTTATGCCACCAGAACCACTATTGACTCGTGCATTGTGGGAGTGGTTGGTTGAAGGTAAAGAAGACCTCAAGAATGCAGTACAAGCACGCCGCCTTGCTATCAAGAAGCGTTTTCCAAAACCAGAAATTAAACACTGGATGGTTCAATCCGAAGACATTCTACAGATTCTTCCAAACTCACCTAAAGATTTGGAAAGAACTGATTTGTCCGAAGAAGAAATGTGGAAGTTTGCATTCACTCAAGGTATTGAGGGTGAAGATGCAGAACCTCTTGCAACTACACTAGCGGTGTCTGAAACTAAACAACCAACAGTATCAGACGTTGACGGTTCTCAATAACAGGAGATAAGAAATGCCTATCAAAAATGGTAGACTAATTCTTGAAAGACAAATCTCCGACTTTGCTGAGAGATTTACAGTTGACCCAAACAATCTCCTTGAGGTGGGTACTGTATGTTCTCTCGCTCAGTCAGGTAACTATGAGATTCGTGTAACTAATGGTACTGGAGATAACCGAGTAATTGGTGTCATCTATGCTTTAGATAAAACAGGAAACCCATATGTTGCTTTGATGGGACGGTGTATTGTTAATGTTAGGGGTTCCGTTGGAAAGGGGGATGCACTTGTTCTTTCTGAATCTTTCGGAAAACTGAAGTCAAACAATGGAGCATCTTTCCAAGACGTTAAAGCAGTAGCATTAACCACTAACTCACAAGAGCATGGTCAAGTGGAGTGTTTGTTACGCTAATTCTCCTATTATAAATAATAACAAATAGGAGATGGTTAAATGGCAAACCCTACATCTAGAGCAGACTTAAAAGAATATTGTCTAAGACGCCTTGGAAAAGGCGTCATTGACATCAACGTATCGGATGATCAAGTTGAAGATCGCGTTGATGAAGCGATTCAATATTTTCAAGAATATCACTTTGATGGTGTGGAGCGAACTTACCTTAAACACAAGGTAACCGCTACCACCATCACACTTACTACAACAAACGCAGAATCTTTCATTGCAGGTGAGACTATTATCGGTCAAACCAGTGGTGCAAAGGCGCGTGTAATCGACTTTCCTACATCATCAACCCTACGCATTAGAAATGAAGTTGGGGATTTTTCTGATGGTGAAACAATAGAAGGTGTTGCAAGTTCACATGCCGCAGTCGTAAACTCTGTTGCGGAAGGTGACATCAAATTGGGATACGTCACAATTAATGATGCAATCACTGGTGTTGTAAGAGTCTTCCCTTTCACCAATTCGTCTACTATGGATATGTTTGATGTACGATATCAAATGCATCTGAACGAATTGTTTGATCTTTCGTCCACTTCCGTACTTCACTACGACATGGTTAAGCGTCACCTATCTCTTATCGAGATGGAATTGGGTACTGCACCTAACATTCGCTTCAACCGTAAGTCTGATCGTGTATACGTTGATATGGATTGGAATGTAGATATTGCAGTCGATGAGTATCTCATCTTTGAAGCATATCGAATCCTTGATCCTGCAACATTTACACAAGTGTACAATGACATGTTCCTCAAGAAGTATGCTACTGCACTGATTAAATTGCAGTGGGGTAATAACTTGAGTAAGTTCGCAGGTGTACAGATGCCTGGCGGTGTTACACTTGACGGTGTTCGTATTTTAAACGAAGCACAAGAAGAAGTCAATAAGATCGAAGAGGAAATGCAGTTACGCTATGAACTTCCACCAGATTTCATGACAGGGTGATAAGTTATGGCACTTAATCCTTACTTCAACCAAGGTGGGGGAATGGGTTCAGGTTATACAACTGAACAATCCCTGATCGAAAATCTTTACACAGAAGCGGTGAAGATTTACGGTTTTGAAATGTACTACATTCCACGCACACTTGTCAACGTAGACACGGTATTTACTGAAGATGCTCTCAGTGAGTTTACTTCTGCTCGTCCAATCGAGATGTACCTGCAGTCAGTTGATGGTTACGAAGGTGAGGGGGATTTCCTTTCCAAGTTCGGTGTTGAGATTAGAGACTCAGCACAATTTGTAGTTGTCAAGTCACGTTGGTCACAAGCAGTTGATGATAATGAATCATTGATTGTTGAGGGTAGACCAAACGAAGGTGACTTGCTTTGGTTCCCATTATCCAGAACTTTATTTGAAATCAAGTTCGTTGAGCATGAGAACATCTTCTATCAAGCGAATCAGATTTTCACATACCGTTTAGACGTAGAAAAGTTTGTATATTCGTCAGAAAGATTCGATACAGGTATCTCTGGTGTAGATGCACTTAACGATGAGTCACTAGATCAGTTTGAGTATGAAGTACGCCTAGAGGACGATTCTGGTGCGTTGCTGTTGGAGAATGGGTTCCGTTTCGTCAAAGAAGATTACTCGATTGAACAGATCGAACCACTCCAAGGTCAGAATTATACCACATTCAATTGGGATGTGGAAGATATCATCGACTTCAGTGAAACAAACCCATTTGGTGATATTGGGAGATATTAATGCTAAACAAAAAATACTTTTATCACCAAGCAATTCGTAGAGCAATCGTTGCATTCGGTATGGTGTTTAATGACATCCAAATTCAACGTAGAGATGCTAATGGTAATCCTATTCAATCTCTGAAGGTTCCTCTCGCATACGGTCCTAAGCAGAAGTTTTTGTCTCGTTTGTATGAGAACCCAGATTTAGAAGATAGTAAAGTGCAGATCACTCTTCCTCGTATGGGGTTTGAGATGACTAACCTTCTATATGATGCTCAACGTAAAGCGAACACACTACAGACAAAACGTCTAGTTGGTTCTACTGGAGACAATGCATCTTATCAGTATTCTGCAGTTCCATACACTATGGATTTGTCGTTGCATGTGTTCGCTAAGAACCAAGATGATGCATTGCAGGTAGTTGAACAGATTATTCCATTCTTTACTCCTGCATTAAACCTCTCAGTTAAAGCAGTTCCAGATATGGAGATTGTTGATGACTTTCCAGTAATCCTTCAGGATGTTTCTTTTGAGGATGATTATGAGGGTGATTTTGCATCTAGACGTTCAATTATATACACATTGAACTTCCAAATCAAGTTAAACTTCTACGGTCCTATCGAAGAGCGTGGAGTGATTAAGAAGGTTGAAGTTAACAACTATTTAAGTACAGATACAACGTTTATAGATAATAGGTACGAAGTTGCAGTCGATCCATTAGATGCATCACCAAATGATGCTTATGGATTCGATGAGACGTTTACTGATACTCCAGATTTATAACATGTCTAAGAAAAAGGTGGATACAAGATTGAACAGCGTTTTTGACGTTGCAGGTGAAGTGATTGATCAATTCAACGAAGTGAAGGGTTCATCTTACCCGTCACCTGCACCATTACAATCGAGTGGTAGACAGAAAGACACCCAAGACGACTATGAGTTCGCGAGGGAGAATCTTCATTTACTTATCGAAAAGGGTAACACTGCTATCGAAGGTATCTTGGAACTTGCTAGAGAAGGGGAACATCCAAGATCATATGAAGTGGTAGGTCAATTAATTAAAGTTGTTTCCGATATCACATCTGAGTTGATGAAACTACAAAAGCAAATGAATGATATCACTCAAGAATCCGTATCCAAATCAGCACCTAAGACTGTCAACCAAACAATGTTTATTGGTAGCACTGCTGATCTTCAGAAACTAGTAAAGGATATGAAGAAAAATGGATGATATAAATTTTGATTTTGGTTTTACTGCAGTCGATGAAGATGAACTGGAAACGGTTCAGGTTCTCGCACAGAAATCCCAAGAGACTTCCCAAACTGCACAGCAGATGGAAGATAAGTTAAACAAACTATACAATGCAGTACTTCCACTGCTCTCAAATCTGAAGAAGAATCCAGAGAAAGATTACATCTACTGGCCTCATCGTACAGAAAAAATTGAGCAGTTTGAAGAAGTGATTTTCAGGATAGTTAATGAGTGATGATGTCGTTCTTGGTAAGGGTGAGAATTATCTAGGTAACCCTAACCTAAAAAGATCAAACGTAGAACTTGGATTTACACAAGAGCAACTTGAAGAATATGTCAAGTGTGCTAATGATCCACTATACTTCATTGAAAGTTATGTAAAGATTGTCAATCTGGATGATGGTTTCGTACCATTTAAGATGTACGACTTCCAGAAGAAGATGATTGAAACCTTTCATGATAACCGTTTCTCTATATGTAAAGTACCTCGACAGTCTGGTAAGACCACATCGGTTGGTGCTTACATTCTATGGTACGTTCTCTTTAATGACAATCAGAACGTAGCAATCCTTGCAAACAAAGGTGGTCTTGCTCGTGACATTTTGAGTAAGATTCAACTTGCGTTTGAAGCACTTCCTAAGTGGATGCAACAGGGTGTAAAGATTTGGAACAAGGGTAACATCGAACTAGAGAATGGTTCTAAGATTGTAGCATCGTCTACATCTGGTACAGCAGTTCGTGGTGGATCGTACAACCTTGTATTCCTCGATGAGTTTGCATTCGTACCTTTTAACGTAGCAGAAGACTTCTTCCGTTCTGTATATCCAGATGT